AATTGGACGTAAAGGTTAGCCGAAAGCAGAAGATCCGTGAAGAGGCGTATATGTCCATCCTGCAAGTGAAAGGCGGGTTCCAGGTGATCCGACATATACTATGCTGGAAAAATGTTCGGAAGGAAACTTCTCCGGTGTATTATGATTTTACAGAAGTAGTTCAAGAGTGGATTCGTGAAGACGGAAAACGTACGATCATAGCCCGACCGATTAATATGGGCAGTAACGGATTTGTATATAGTTCACCTCTCAGTATCAAAGGAGAATATGGAAGTACCCCCTATAACTATTACGGTGATTTATATGCGATACATGGAGAGCTTTATCCAAGGAAAGAATTACTGCCGGAATTAAAAAAACGGGGACTGAATCGACGGTTCCCAGATGTAACCCCGTCGAAATTGATACGTGACTTATTGAAAGGTGGTAACGATTCGGAATTGTGTCTGAAGACCGGGCAAATCCCCATGCTGAAGCATATGTATAGAAACGGCTTCTCCCAACTTCGCTATAAACCGTCGTTCAACATCTGCAACCGCAACCATTACATCATTAAGGACGCTTCTATGTGGGAAGATTATATGTCTTTGCTGTCTTACTTTGGTAAAGATATGCGTAACGCCCACTATGTCTGCCCTAAGAACCTGAAGACTGTACATGATAAACTACTAAAGATAAAACAGGAACGTGAAGCCAAGTTGAGACAGGAAAGGAATCGAGCACAATCTATCAGTAAGCGTGAAAAGTTAATGAAGGATATAGCCAGCTTCTACGAGCGGATGGAAAAGTTTTTCGGATTGAGAATCGAAGAAGAGGATATAATCATCCGCCCTTTGGAAAGTGTCACCCAGTTTTATCAGGAAGGTAAGGCCATGCACCATTGTGTGTATCAGAACGGATACTACAGACGGCCGGAATGCCTGATATTGTCGGCAAAGGACACGGCTGGAAAACGATTGGAGACGATAGAGGTAAACTTGAATACACTGGATATCGTCCAGTCCCGATCCTTCTGTAACGGCGTAAGCGAGTATCACGATCAGATAGTAAAACTGGTGAAAAAGAATATAAATCTGATTCGTCGTAAAATGATTGCATAAAGAAAGTAAAAAATGAGGTACGCATTAAGAAAGCAGGATAAGATTGCGGCTGCAATGAGTGAAGATTACTTAGCAAATCATATTCTAAAAAGCCTTGATAGCTTTTTCGCAAATGGCGATGATGACCAAATTATCGGAGCTATTGAGCTGGATGTCTATCAAACCATATCAGGAGAAAGCTACGCCATGTTAAGAGTAAATGACCTCGCAGACGATAACGCAATGTTGGAGTTTGCTGTAGTGGGTCAGCAATTTGATGTATTAAAACTGGCCTTTTTGGGCAGAATGAAAGGATAGAACAATGAAACTAAAAATCAAATAAATACAGGAGGTAAAGAAATGACAAAAATAAAATTGAATTGGGCATACGCAAAGGGCGAATTAGATACTGATACATTGGAGTTGGTTTGCATTCCAGCAAGAGGGAAGCGTGTGTTTGGTCCTGATGAATTGGACGCAGAACTTTGTATAAAGGACGGTATGAACTACCAAATAGCCGAAATCCATTTAGGCGATGTGGAAAGCTCAAATATCCTTTGCAAAGAAATCGCAAGACGATGGAACGAATTTGAGGAATGGCACGAGTGCAAAGAAAATACGGAAGATGTGCCGGAACGGAATACCCCATGCTTGCTAAGGATTGAGTACAAGGAAATATCTACTGGCATTATAGAAGTCGGTTATCTTACATCTGTCTGGGGTGAATACGGATGGACGGAAGATTATCTTGACAATTTCAATGAATCCGAATTTGAAGTTACTATCACCCATTGGAAGTATATAAACAAACCGAAAGGAGTTGAAGAATGAAAAAGGACATCAGGGAGGCAATAAAGGAACATCTTTATGCAAATGCGTTTGCAACAGACCCGAATAATCCGGGTTTTGTTGATAGGTTTTTTGAACACACTAAAGCTGCGGAATGGGGCGCAGACTGGCGCATCAACAGCGTATGGCATGATGTGAAAGAACTACCGGAAAACAATACGTGGTTTTTAGCACAAATCGGGAACGATTGTTTTGATACATTCACTATGAGAGTAGAAAGCGACAGATGGAAACAATGGTGTAAGGGAATGAACATAATTCGCTGGTCATACATCAAAGATTTATTGCCGAATATGGAGGACTGAATTTATGAAAGCAATAACAATTAAACAGCCGTGGGCAAGCCTGATTGTGTCCGGGCTGAAAGATATAGAAAACAGGACTTGGAGCTGTCCTAAGAAATACTTAGGTAAGAGGGTGCTGATTCATGCAGCAAAGACCTCAGTTAAGGAGGGATGGAGCGCACTTAACGGAATGCAAATAAAGAAAGTTTCCAAACACAAGGACAAACTTTACGGAGATAATGAAGATTTGCCGAAAGGTGCCATCATCGGCAGTGTCGAGATAGTCGATTGCGTTCAGAACCACCCCTCACCGTGGGCCGAAAAGGGCGTGTGGAACTGGGTGCTGGCTAACCCTATTTTATTCCCCGAATCAATACCGGCTAAAGGCAAGTTATCTTTCTGGGAATATGATAAAATTTTAGAACCTGTGTCTGATGACGATCATAAAATTTGCATGTGCCGTATATGCGTGGATGAAAAAGTTCAGGTGATGAGTATGGGGAATTATTTTGTATGTAAATATTGCGGTGGACGCTGGTATAAGTAAATCTATAACAAAATGGAATTGAACATTATGGATAAAACGAAATGTATCACTTTCGATCCGGCAGCACAGGAGGCTTTGCCGGATCATATTAAGGCTAAAATGAAAGCAGCTCGAGACAAAGCCAGATTAGAAGCATATCATAAGCAATGTCCTTGTTGGAACAGTCACAACGATAGTTGCTATGATGATAATTACCCTTGTGATAGAGATTGTGAGTATATGAAAAGTTTCAATTTAAAAATAATTGAGCTATGAAAACTTTAAAACAATGGGAAAAATCAGGCCTGGATTTAGAGGATTTTATTCATCCCGGAGATTGGATAAGTGAAGACCTATACAATTATATTGGAGAAATTGTTTGTCCGTATTATTGTTCAAAGGACTTAATCCAAGGAGGCGATCCAATTAAATCGGAAGATGGAGTATTGTTTTACTGTACCTGCCATCATACTGAGGATGATAGATATCTATATCTTGGTATTCTTCCGGAGTTTAAGCAGTAACTACTATAACTAAAGAGTCATGAAACTAACAAAAGAAGAAGACAAAGTTGTTTGCAAGTTCTTGAAGAATATTGCAGACGAAGGTGGAGAACAGTTATTAAAGCTGACTCAGTTCATGTTACTCCGATGGTCAGAAGAAGGCATTCGGATAAATGCTGGCGAAATTGCTTTAGCCCAGGTGATCAACCATGAAGGAGAACAATACAGTACCCGTATGGTTATTCAGTACTCAAAAGTTGGCGAGAAGACTTTGGAAGAACGGGCATATGAGATAGCAGACCGAATGATTTCTTCAGGATCAGATAATTGTGATATCCGAGAGGAATTGAAGAAAGCTATATTAGCAGGATACAACTTGCATCAGGAGGATTTCAATGATGAATGACTTAAATAGGACTACCCTAAGACAATCTTAGGATAGTCCTACGAATCAACGACATTTGCACTTTAGGAAACGATATATTTCCTTCTGTACTAAATGTGGGAACCTTTTAGCATAAGCTAAACTTGAAAATTGGCCTTTGCCGTTTTTACCAATTTTCCTAATTATAATTATTTTATTTCTCATAAAAATATTGTCCTATTGTTTTGTAGGACAGTGTAAATATAGAAAGTGATTTTTATATGACAACAATCGGAGTAAGAATGTTTAATATATTAGTAATCGGACTATTAAGATTAAATCTCCTCAAATATTATTTGATATTTCCAAATTAGAATTAAGAATTTATTAATCTGTCTCAGATTTGGTCACATAAAATAAAATATTACGAACATGCGCAAACAGTAATTACTATATTGGTAAAAAAACAGTTCGGAGCCGGCACGAAATAGAACCCGATTAGGCTCAAAGCACGAAAAAATGAATCCTAATCACATATTTGACAAACTACCGCTAAACTGTAAATTTAGCGGTAGTAGTTCACCAAATCTTATAATATCCCCCAATCCCCACATAAGGCGACAATCCATCTCGACCAATCCCATAACCGGCCATGATACCTATTCCCCAGCGACGGACTGGCTGCCGTTTCGTGATATACATTGTTTCCTGAAAAACATCAATACTATCAAGCGACGGATTGTATCCCGATACCCAAGCATGGTAATGGTCTGTTAAGTATTCTTTCTGCGTGACCGGGACAGGCACAAAGATAGGCTCTCTCACTGTATCTCCCTCAAGTGTGATGTAGACAGGAAACATCTCCGGAACCGTCTGGATCACCGTTTCATAGACAGGATAAGGAATGCTATCTCGAATTGTGTCACACAGAGTCGACGTGTCGTTTTCTCCAACAAGTTCATCCCCTACCCTATTCGTGTGCCGGCCGGCCAGGAAGCAAAGAAGGCAGAGAATCAAAATCAGTATTACATGACAAGGTTTCATAGCAAAATCCATCCTGTTATAACATCCGGCATATCGGCCTCTACGCCGTTTTCAACATACGACATAGCAGCGACAATACGAATCATTATCTCTCTGTTTTCAGGATATACAAGCTCGTCTGCCAGAATGCCGCTTCTTTCTGCCACCACCCTGATATAATTCTCCGTATGGTTCTCGTTTGTCGGAGCCCATCGGCTAATCATTTTGCGGATGGTGTCCAGTTTGTAATTGCGGATATAATTCCGTAAGATTACGAACATCGCCCGGTAGCCGTAGGCCATCGTTTCGAACTGTTTAAATGACTTATCCTTGCTTGGTCTCACCTCGCCCTGAAATAAGTCATCATTGATCCGGATATTTCCGGGATTGTTATTTCTTAAACCTCTTGGCAAATTATTCTTTTTCATTTTTATCCTCCTATTATTAATACCCATTCTGCGGTTCACGATCACCGCATTTCTTTTTCTCACATCTTTTCATGGCAAGTTCAAGTTTGACATCCGAATAGCTCTCTTTCAATGTAAAAAGTTCGTCTTGTACCTGCCGGAGTCTTCCGGTTTGTTCTACAAAGCGTTCTTCTTTTTCTGAAAGTTGTTTTTGCAGGAACTCGTTGTATTCCCTTAAAGCCTTGAACTCTTCTGCATCGGCGTGGGCATCTTCAATGCGTGCATTAGTTTTTCGATTAACCCAGAAGTTGATGCTCCATTTTATCGCCTCGAATCCTCCCAATGTCCCGATTATTGTTAATATATCGGTCAATTCTACATTCACATTGCACCTCCTTTTCTATTTATTTACTACTTTTGCAACCCATTAAAGATTGCCACATTAAAGCAATCTGTTCAACTTGCCGCCTCCTGTCTGTGATAGCCGGGAGGCGGCGTTTATTTTAAATTTCAAGTATGCAGCAAACTAAATAGATAACCAAAAACGAGTCTATTTCCACCCAGAACATAGGCTTGCTCCTGTAAAACCTATACCAGAATGTGCCTTCTTTTTCCTTTGCAATACTTAGGGCCGTATAGCCAACATATAGTAGCCAGGCAAGTAGCATAGGCCATAAGTTTAATGCTGCCCAGATTTGAGAAAATAGTATAGCCATCGTTGCGCCAGCTATGTGTCCCCGGTATTGGAACTTGTCCGCCTTATAATCCGGAAAACACCCGACAACGATCATCCCGGCCAACGCCAGGTAAGCGAGAAACTCCGTGCCCGGCTTACTGACCTCCAATATCACCGGCATTAACACCATAGGACAAGCCCACATTGTGAAGCGAAACCATCCTTTGTGTTCTATTGCGTAGTAAGTTGCACTGATAGAGTAAGGTACACCTTTTGCCTTTATACAAACTGCTGCTGTATAAGCTGCAATAACCCAAAAAGAAATA